TCCCCCCGAACATCGAGCGGAGTTACCAGTTCTAAATAATATTAATTTATTTTCCGATAAATTTTAATAATTTTGAAAAAATTTCTTTTCCGTTTTCGTTGTCGAGATTCACCAATGCAACAAAAATAAATTGCAATTCAGCTTTTGTCATCGTCATACTCCTATTAGACTGCTACTCTTATATAAACGGCTGTTTATATAAAAACTTGTGTTTTTATGGTTATTCTGCTTGGTATTAGGGTTTATTAAGGATGCTAGTGCCATATATTTGGTGTAGAAAATATTTTTACAGCCTTTAGAATTGCTATATGAGTAATTTTAAAAAAATAACAGGAAAAAGAATAGCCAAAGAACGAAAATTGCAAGAATTAAGTCAAGAGGAGCTGGCGGAACTGTCCGGACTTCAAAGAACTTATATCGGCGTTGTGGAGCGTGGCGAAATTAGTGTCGGGATCGAAAACCTGAAAAAAATTTCTGATGCTTTAAAAATACCACTTACAAAACTATTTGAGAATTATTAGAGAGCTTAACGGCTCTCTTTTTTTATGCCTTCTTTACAAAAGTTCATGAACCTTCCGTAAAGTTGAACACCGGTTTTATTGAGGTTTTTGGTTTCATACCCCATAATGACAATGTAATTTGTTATATGGTTTCTCGAGTAGGTTTATCCGAAAAGGCGATTATAACGCTAAATTACGGGGATTGGTGTATGAAAAGGAGACGGTTTGAAGTGTTGCGGTCGAGAAATAAACAAATTCGATAGAATTATTTATTTATACGACCAAGAAAATAAATCAGGTCGCCAAATTAGAATTTTAAATGAATGTCCCGTCTGTGGGGCATTTTTAGCCGAATTACAATATTTCGATACGGTAAAAGGACATTTAGTTTTTGAACGACCGAAGCGGAAACATACCGTTGAGTGGTTAAAAACTTTTTTAAGGGAAAAATATATCGAAAATGTAATCGAAGAAGTAAAATATGGAACTATGGCAAATATGACTTGGAAATTTCAATTTTTTGGAAGTGTTTACGACCATAATAAAACTTTGCTTCATTGGAACGGACATTTTTACTCAACTTTAGAAACCTAAATACACTATCCTGAAAACAAATGTTGTTTGTTTTTTACATTTCTGGGGGAGTTTTTCTCCCTCCTTACTTTAAAGGAGATATATGGGACAGGATTTAAGTTCACGGGAAAAAGAAGTTTTAATATTAATGGCTGAGGGATTGGAAAATTCACAAATTGCGGAAAAATTAACCGTAAGTAGCCATACGGCAAAGGCTCACGTGTGTAATCTATTAATGAAGCTCGGAGCGGATAACCGAACTCAGGCCGTTTCAATGGCTTTCCGGAAGGGGTTAATAACTTGAATGACATAATCAAAGAACGATTTTTTCATCCGACTATCCCTTCATCTGATGCAAGCTGCAAACACTCTCGATTTTGGCGAAATAAGAAAACTTATGAAGTCAGTAAAAAAATAACGTCAGTCTATGAGCGAGTTTGTTACACCTCAGAGGGGGGTAAAATACAAAAGTTTTAAAGGTTTATTTATGAGCGAAAACACAGAAAAAGAATTAGAAGAAACAAATCAACCGGAAACGGAAAACAAAGGCGGTCGTCCTGCTCTGTTTTCTTCTGTGGAAGATTTGCAAAAAAAGATTGAAGAATATTTAAAAAACTGTCCGGATAAAAAAACTTTGGTAGTAGGAGAAATAAAGCTCGAAATAGCAACTCCAACTATTACAGGATTGGCTTACCACTTAGGTTTTGAGAGCCGACAATCATTCTATGACTATGAAGATAAGCCGGAGTTTTCTTACACTATAAAAAGGGCAAGATTATTCATAGAAAAAGAATACGAAAAATTGCTTTCCGGAGGTCAATGCACCGGAGCGATTTTTGCACTTAAAAACTTTGGTTGGAAAGATAAAACAGAGGTAGAAAATAGTGGCTCTTTAAACATCAATCAGTCGCTTGTTAAATTTGTAGATTAAAAAATATGGTTGATGTTGAGATAAAAAAAATATATCGTCCTCTTTTTGAGAACGATTATTCGATTTTCTTATATTACGGCGGTCGTGGAAGTGGCAAAAGTTACGGTGTTTGCGATTCTTTGCTAACAATGGCACGGCAAGGAAAGAAAAAGTTTCTAATCTGCCGTGAAACAAAAGAGAGTATGGAAGATTCAATCGTGGCTTTATACCAAAGCCGGATTGATAATTATGGATATTCTGAGTTTGTAGTTCAAAAGGATTACATTTACAACAAAGTAACCGGCTCAGAGTTCTATTTCGTAGGCTTGAACGCTACGAGAGAAGCCTTCATCCAAGCGATTAAATCTATTCCGGATATTGATGTTTGTTGCATAGAAGAAGCACAGAGCATCAGTAAAATGGCTATTGATGTTTTAATCCCAACGGTTAAAAGAAACGCCAAAGGCTCGAAGATAATTGCTATTTGGAATCCGTTATCAACTTTCGATCCGGTGTGGCAATTAGTAGAAAAACCGAGACCGAGAACTTATGTTCAAAACGTAAATTACCTTGATAACACTTTTTGTCCAGCTGAGACGATAGAGGAAGCCGAATACTGCCGGATAAATAACCCTGACGACTTCAAACATATTTGGCTTGGTTATCCGAAAAATATGGTTACAAACGCCGTTGTAAGTCATTGGTCGGATGCGAACATTTTACCGCTTCATTATCAACCGGAGGCTGATTTATACCTTACTTGCGATTTTAACGTCGCAACGATGGCGTGGGCGGTTGCTCACTATGAAGATGATGCTTTCTTCTATATTGATGAGATATGCGAGGAAAATATTTACACGGTTGATTGTATCAACATCTTTATTCAGCGATACCGGAAGCACAAAGGAAACTTTATTCTCTGTGGAGATGCAGCCGGAACTCACCGAAATACACAATCCAAAAAACATAATTACCGGATTATTTATGAAAGTCTTTCACGGGTATTCGGTAGCGATAGAATTACCAAAAAGTATAAGAAAAGCAATCCTCCTGTATTAAAACGGGTTGAATATTTCAATATGTTAGTCAAAGACAATCACGGGGAACGCCGGATTTATGTTGACGAAAAGAATTGTCCAAACATCATTCAAACGATGAACCTTTGGAAGTTTACGGAAGATGGGAAAAGCGTATATATTCCTACTCCGACAGATATATCAAACAATCAGCAAGAAAAATGGACACCGCACTTGGGTGATGCCGTTAGTTACTTGCCTCTCTGTGTTACTACAATAAACGATTATGAGTATTAAAAATGACGATTGAATTAACAGAAAACACCGAACAAATAGACAAAGAAAAAGCCGTTTCACAAGTTGTAAGCAACTTTAAGGCCTTTGACACTCAAAGACTGCCTCACAAGCAGATTATGAACTTGTTACGTCCTAAATTGTATTTATTGGGTGATGATACCTTGAAATACTATGAGAGAAAATCCGAAACAAAGGACGATTGGAAGTCAAAAGCTGAAACAAATGTTTTATACTCTTTGTCCGAAACTTTCAAAGCATTTTTGAAGGAAAATTCATACAAAGAATTAGACAATTTATTCGATGTTGATGGCGAAAACAATGAAGTAACTGAGCAAGCGAACATCCAAAAACAATTCCTTGTCAAAAAAGCCGAAGAAATGGGACTTTCAAAGACTTTTGATAAAGCTATCGAACACTTTATGTTATCCGGAGAAGTTAATTTATTTTGTAAATGGACTGAGCGTTATAAAATCATCAAACGTAACAAAGACCAATACGACGCTATTGTCAAAAAAGTAGATGCAAAATTCAAGCCTATAATCACTATTGAGGACGGTTTGCCTACTGAGAAATCAAGAGTTGAGATTCTATCGGAAGCAAATGAGAGAATGACTTTAAGAGTTCCGGAGTATATTGGAGCTGATGTTGAAGCAATCCATCCGATGAATATTGTATATGATAGTGCTGATTTAGATAATCCGCATTGTCTTTTTGTTATTAAGTCTTGGGAAAACCCTGAAAATGTAATAAACAATGACCTTTACGATATTGATGAGGAAACTAAAACCTTCTTAAAAACTACTGTAAAAGATAAAAAAGAGACTAATATTTTACCGGAAAATGTTAAATTTGAAGAAATTACGCAAGATGATAAGGTCGAAGTCCTT